CAAGATGTAAACAATCAGAAGTTTGCAATTCAAAATAAATATCCAGATCATGAAATAATTTGGTTTGAGGAGCCTGGTGTATCTGGTGCAAAGAAATTTAGGAACAGACCAGTTCTACAAGATGCAATCAAGACATCAAAAAGATTGAAGTGTCCATTGGTTGTTTATTCAATGTCGAGACTTGGTCGTACATATGAAGTTGGTCAGTTCTTAGAGACTACTAACATTCAAGTTGATGTATTGGATACTCCAAACTTAGATGATGCAATCGCTGGGTTCCATGTTGCAATCAATAGACTTGAAAGAATTAATATTTCAAATCGTACCAAGGCAGCATTAACAAGATTAAAAGCAGAAGGTAAATTGTTAGGCAATCGTACTAACTTAGATGTAGTTAGAGTTAGAGGTCATGAAGTTTCTAAGGCTAATGCAGATCAGTACGCAAAAAATATTTCAGAAATTATTTCTGGCATCAGAGCTACGGGCATCAGTACATTGTCTGGTTTAGCTAATGCTTTAAATGATCGTGGTGTTAAAACTTACCAGGACAAAGTTTGGTACCCGACAACAGTAAAAAATGTCCTAGAAAGAGTGGGAGTATAATGAAAAAAAAATATCATAAATATAAATCTTTTGTTGGACCGAAAGATTTTAAACACGAAAAAGTAACTATTTGGGTTGAGCCAAAAGCATACAACAAACTTATTAGATTGTTGAATAAACTTGAGGATCAATTCATTGATGAGAAAAAAATCAAACAAGGTAAAAAATCACCAGTAATAATTAGTGAATGTTACGATGGGAAATGGCGAGTTGCTGGTCCTATCAATACACCTCAAACTCATAACATGATTGTAGGTGCAGCAGAGGGAAAAGATGCCTTCAATAAATGGAAAAAAGAAATGGGTTTGAAACCTAATATCGATTTAATTCATTACTCAATTAATGAGACTGATGATTTAAATACATTGGAGTATCAGAGTGATGAAGTTAAATGGGTAAAAAAAGAATTAACCAAAAGATATAAGGAGGTAAGATAATATGTGGTCTTATATTGTTCATGTATTAAAGAAACAGTTCATGACTAAAGTGAACACAGAAGATAAACAATATGTTTACAAGGAACCAATGAGCATAAAAGAAATCTTGATTGGAATTGCAGAAGGTTTAGCATTCTTGTTTTTTTTAGGATCCTTAATCTTAGCTGTTACCCTTGGCTGTGTCATGATTGATAAGTGTTATTATTTTTATGTACCAGGAGGATTTTAATATGAAAGATAGTGGTAGAAAAACTTCTTACAAAAGAAAAGAATTAGGTGCGAGTGTGATCGGTGCATTGATCCCTGGCATAAAAAGTTTCAAAACCCCAAATGAGGTTTTGGAAGATGCTCTAAATGAGTATCAAGGAAAGGAGGCTAAGAATGACTTAGCTAACAATCCAAAGGTTAAGGCTGGAATAACATTAGAACCAGCAATAACCAAAATGTTTGTCAATGAATTACAAACGATTGCCACAGAGCAAAAGGTCAAGTTCAAAATATCCGTTCCGGGTGAGGCCAACTTGTATTCATTAGACAATGGTAAACTCGGCAGTTCTTTAGATAATCTTTTGACTATATCAAATGGAAATCTTGAGATTACTGATCACAATAATTTTTTAGCCGTCTTGAGCAAGAGTGGTCCAGTAGAAATCAAGAATTTTTCTGGAGCTGCCGATGAACCAGTTTATCCTTCTTACATTTATCAGTTACAACAGCAGATGCTTTGTACTGGTAGTACCTGGGGTATACTTGTTCGATTAGTAAAGGGCTGGGAGTTACAATGGTTTATTTACGAAAGAAATAATAACATCGTTACTGACATCATTAATGCTGCTACAGATTTTTGGAATAGGTTCGATGGTATATTACAAGGTAAAGACTATTGGTATCCACCAGAAACTACTGAAGAGGCAACTAAGATCTTTAAAGGTAATGGAATAAAAGATCCAGTAGTTATGGATGGTAACAATGAATTGGGTAAGTGGATTGATCAGTACAATGATGCTAACACAATTATAAAATTAAATACTGAAAAAAAAGATGAGGCATCAAAGTTAATAAAAGAAATCATGAAAGAGAATGAAGTTATTTCTTGGAATGGTTTCATAGTCAATCACACCACAATGACTAGAAAGAAAACTAAAATGGTAGAAGTACCAGGTGCTGATCCTATTATTACAAGGAGGTTCAGCATAAAGGATGTCCGATGAATATAACTTTCAATGGTTCAATGCTTATATCACAGCTCGTAAGTACACAGCTAAGATGCTGCGTGAAAAGATCTTACAAAAGACTGGTCATGATATTGAGCAACAGTTCCTGGAAGAGATCATCGAAATTATGGGCCAAACAGCATATGAGTTTATGCGTTTGCAACAACAAGTGTTCACAATCAATGTCGTAAAGGAGGACAATTTAAATGACACAACAAGAAACGAAGGAGAAGATGACGATGACGAACCAACACAACACTAAAAATATTGTTGATGCTTTGTCTAAGTTTCAAGAGGAAGGTATTAAAGCAGTTAAAGATGGTACAAATCCATTCTTTAAATCTACATACGCAACTCTTGAAGATGTAATCAAGGCTGCCAATGAGGGTGCTAAGTATGGATTAGCATTTACTCAATGTGTAGATTTTGAAAAAGATATTATTGCAGATAAGGTAGTTCCTACAATGTATGTAAGGACCAGCTTAATGCATAAAGCAAGTGATACTATTATTACTTCTAGGTATCCAATCATACCAAAAAATCACAAGTATGATGATAGCCAATCTTTAGGTTCTGCTATTACTTATGCTAAAAGATATTCTCTCCAGGCAATCTATGGATTACCTAGTGAGGATGATGATGGTAATAACAATACTCATAATGAAACAGTAAATGCAGAGCAAAAAAGAAAGATGACTGTGTTTGCTAACACAATAAAACAATCAGTTAATCAAACAATGCAAAGCAAAGATATGAGTGATGCAGAAAAAATTCACGATCTTATTTCTTTAGAAAAAGAAAACAAACCAGCATTGGAAAAGTTATTAACTTTAGATAAAGGTCAATGGGATATGTTAATGAATTATATTGTTGACGCAAAAAAGAAATTAGGAGGCAAAGGTAATGACACTAATGCTAACTAAGAAACAACTAGGTGTGTTTGATTTTATTTTAGAGTACATAAAAAATAATCGAGTACCACCTACTGTAAGGGAGATAGCTAAAGACTATGGCTGCGTTCATAGTAATGTCCATAGAATGTTGAGGCTATTAGAAAGAGATGGATACATTAAAGTGCATCCAGCTAAACCAAGAGGAATAGAGGTATTGAAAGATGGCTAAAGTCTACAAATCTCGGTTCAGTAAATGGTTTGTAAAAGAGCTCATTAAAGCATTTGATGGGGAGCATGATGTCGTTGTGATTACATTTGATGAACACGATGATCAAGGGCATCCTCATCAAAAGTTTTATTCTGCTGATAATATTGATTTAGAAGTTATGCATAAGACAGCTACTATTGATATTAGACCATACGAAGAATACTGGATTGATAAGCATAAAGATAAAATAGAAATTGAGTTGTTGAAAAAACCAGTAGAGAATAGTACTGGTAATTAATGAAAACTTTTATTTATGTTATTTACATTTGTGTAACGCAAATGGACTGTACTTACATGGTAGCTCCTTATGAATTTTTATCCTGGGATAGCTGCATGGAATACAAAGATATAAGTGATCAAAGAGTTTTAGATATTTACAAAGATAATAATATAAATCCTAATTTATTTTTCTCTAAATGCCATGAAGTAGGTATACCTTTAGAGACCAAACAAAGTACTTTACCTTTAAACGGATTTTAAGAGCCGTACAGAGCAATCTTTATTTGAATGATAAATGTATTAGCTTATGCTTTAAGCATAGCTCTACGGGCAGTTTTGATGGCTTTCTGTGAGCATTTATCAAAGACTTCCATTGGATATACATTTCTATCTCCATACCCTGGATCATCTATAGAATAAGAAGAGAAAGTCCTAACATATTCTTTACCATCCTCTTCGAATACATCATACAAGTATGCCTCAGTAATTATTGTAGCACATTTAAGTTTATTAAAATCTGTATCACCTTCAAGAGTTGAGTTCCCAACAATATCAACCCAGGTTAATTTTAGGAAAAAATATTTTTGGTTATTGATAGTAACTGATTTCATACTCTACCCTGGCCTCGATATTTTTTTCTTGTTGAGCTTTTGTTTGGTGACTTACTGTGTCTACCTTTTCTTTTCCTTGGCTTTAACCTTGGAACAAAATCAGTAAACTTTTGTTTGGCCATTACACCAATACTCCAGTCCAACGACCATGCTTGTCCATCTGCATTGGATAGATGACTGGCTGTCCATTGATCACAGCTCCAGTAGAAATAATAAATCTCATTCTAAAGTTACGAGAATATTGGAAGGCAAGTGAACTTTGTTTCGTGAGGCATCCTACCTGGAGGGACCACACTAAACTATCTGGATTGCTAAAATATTGTATAGCTGCCTTCGAATGGAAGTGGCCTTGAATAGTATGTTTGCCGTATTGGAGACTGAGTTTGAGGCCGTCTGCTGCCATACCATGAGTAGCAAAAACTTCTGTACCATCTGACAATGGAATATTAATATCATCTACCCATTGCCATCCTGGTCCTACTTCTAAAAATTCATTGTAGTTTCTAAGGTAAGCTCTAGGCATTCCATGTTTAAGAGCTCTTCTGTATATTAATGATGAATGATTAGAGTGTAGTAATGTCATCTCTGGAAATATTTTTTCGAGGTCATGCATTACTTTCTTTGCCATCTTTAATTCATCACCGGCTGATGGAAGATCGGGATCGCTTTCCCACATTGACAATGCGTGGGCATCGCATTCATCACCCACATTCAGAACAAAGTCTGGTTT